AACATTCATTGATTTGGTCTTAACTGCTTTATCTCCATCAATAAAAATACCAGTTCCAGTAGTGGTATCGCTAGTACAATTTTGAATGTAAGGACCTTTCCACTTACCTCCACCAACATTAGTAGCACCAACAGATGGGAAAGCAACAGCAGCTGCTGGATGAAGGTGACCAGAGAAAGTCATGTTAGCTAATTTACATGCTTTATTAACATGAAATAAATCTTGTGTTGCATTGCTTGGTAAAACTTTGACAGTCCTTAAATCGTCACCAACAACTGCAGTAAATGCTGGTAATACAATAGGATTATTTTCTACATAATTACCAGAAAGAACTTTGATTACTGTTCCAGACTGAGCAATTCCAACAGCTCCAGCAATAGTCAATTTTGCATTATCAATTGACGTACCATTATTTGAATCATTACCATCTTTTGCAACATATAAAACATTTGGTGCAGAGTTAATACCTGTGGCAGATGCATTAATGGTTACATTGTTGCCAAGAACAACCTCACTATTTGTAATTGTAACAATACCTGTGGTAATAGTATTATTATCACCATCAATAGTAACAGATGATTGTCCAATTGTGAGAATACCAGTAATTCTTGCATCACCACGAACAAGCAAAGCAGTAGTTGCTGCGCCAGTGTTTACCTCAATTCCACTTCTTGCAGTAACAATACCAATAGAGTCTATGTTTCTTACATCTTCATATGTTGCAATTCCAGCAACACTTAAATTACCTGAAAGTACGAGATTTGTTCCAACAGTATTTTCTGCTAATTGATTAGCATCTCCGCCTCCAACTGCAGTGCTAGCAATACCTACCCACTTAGCACCATCGTAAATTAAAAGTTTTCCTGTCCCTACACCAACATCAAAAGTAACATCATCAAGATCTTTGATGAATCCCGCTCCACCACCACCAATAGTAGCAATTTGTTGTTGAATTCTATTAATGAATGTTCTGTAATGGTTTTGTAGTTGATCTAGAGTTACAAACTTTTGATCTAAAGGTGTTAAAGGATCCTTTGAATTATTTGTGGAAGGATCTCCAGGTAGGGTTGGATTGTCCTCTGTAAGTAATGTTTTCTCATTGATTTTTGAGAATACTTCTTCAATATGTACAATGCGCTCAACTAACTGAGCATTTTTCTTTTCTAGTACATCTAATTGAAGTTTTTCTAAGACCTCTCTAACTTCCTCTTGAATATTTCCAATATATTCATTTTGTTTCTTAAGATGTTTTTCATTGACAACAATATTGACTTCTAAATCCTTTATTGTTTTAGCAATATTTTGACCTACACCATCAATCTCAGCCTTGAGATTGGTATAGTGTTTCGTTGTATTTGTCTCTAAATTTTCTTTTAACTCCCTTACGTCTTCAGTAAGAGTTTCTTCAATGAAAGAAAATCTTTTGGAAAACTTGTTGAGTTTTTTAGAATATTGTTCTAATTTTTTATCCTCATGAACTACTCTACCAGTAAAATCCTTTTGAAGAGTGTCATATCTTTTAGAGATTGATTCAATTTCTTCTTTATATTCTTTTACAACTCCTTGAAGAGACTCAACCTTGTCAAAGGCTTTCTCCTCAATATCTTCTGAGAGTGATACAACTTTCTTTGATAATTTATTAATTTTAGAAAGAACTTCCTCTTCAAGTTCTTTAACTTCTTTTTCTGTTTTTAATTTTGTTTCTATAAGGAGATTATTGTACTTGGGTATCTCTTGCTCTGTAAAATTTTTTACTCTCTCACTCAGATTTTCAATAGTTGTTTTGTATGAGTGAATTGCGGAGTTTATTTGCTCCTCAGTTTTTATTTCAGTCTCTGCAAAAAACTTTCTATATTTTGGAAGTTCTTCATCAATAAGATGATTTACAGTTTTATTGATATCTTTGGTTGTTGTTTTAAAATCTTTTCTTAGTCCAGATATAACATTCTCATTAATTGACTGAACATCTGTTAAAGCAGTAGTAACTTCTTTGTTAACATCTACTTTAATCGAATCTAAATTATTTTCAACACTTTCTTTAAATTTTGCGAATCTATTATCTACTTTAATCTCAGATTCTGCTACTAATTTTTTGTACTTCGGTACATCAACACTAAGAAAATTATCTACAGTACTGGATAAATTTTCAAAATTTTCATTTATTTCATCAACAGCGTTATTATTGATTGATGAAACTTTTGATTCAATTTTAGATATTGATTTCTCTACAAAAAGAAGTTGTGCCATCATGGCACTGTCTAGATCTTCTTTTTTTATTAAGTCTTTTATTTCACTTTTGATCTCATTTATTTCAACGGATACGTTTTCTACCTTCTCAAGATTACTTTTAAAACTATCAAAGGTAGAAGTAAAATCTGTTAATGATTGAATATGATTTAGATTTGATTTAAACGCATCAAATGCCTCTGAGACCTGTTCTATTTTTTCAGGAGACGCAGAAATATATTCCTCTTTAACTTCATCAAGAGGAGTCTTCTTAGTATTCCCAAAAAAATCTGAAGGCTTCTTTAATGCCACGTTTAATATATCTCCTGTATTTTATTATTTATTGTCCTCTTTTAATCCATTTTTGAGCATTTTTGCTAATTCTGCAGTAGACCCAACAAACAGTGCATTGTTGACAGTTGATGGGCCTTTGACCTTATCTTCTGCTTCAACATCTTTAAGTTTTTTCTGCAGATCTAATAATTTATCTGTTGCATCAGCAACGTTCTTAATTAATTGACCTGCAACTTCATACGCCCTAGGCATTTCACTTTCTTGAGCAAGTTCAAGGACGCCATTTAACGCTTCTTGGCCTTTTTCGATTATACTATATAGATTCCCTCTAGTGTACTCATAATCTTTTTTTACATCATCTGAATTAGATTTTACATGATCTAATTTTTTATTAACGACTTCTGCTTTTACAATGTCATCTGAGACATTAAAGGTTTCGTTGAGATCGTCAAAATTTTTGGCCATCATACAAACCCGCCATCAAAACCAAAGTTATCGCCATCCTCAATCAAGGCACTATCAACACCGATCGTACCAATACTAGGTAGAGTTGTTTCTGTGTAGTCAATTCCTTTGACTTCTGTGCCAGCAACATGCTTTTCTGCTTTTGTATTATCTCTTCCTCTATCAACTGTAAGTTTATTGCCAGTTTTTGATCTTACAAAAAGTTCTTCATCGCCAATAAAGATATACTTGTCTGCTTTAATTCCTGTTGCATCCTCAACTTGAATTGTTTTTGCAGTTGCAGTGATATCTGTTGCAAGAGTAGTAACAACATTGTCTGTGTAAGACTTAAGTGCTCTTGCCGTAGCAGAGTAAGTAATTTCTCTTCTTGTATTTGATGTATCTGTTCCAGTAAGATAACTGATAGTAGATTTTTTGATAATATCTTTAGATGCAGTAGAGGATGGTCCAAACAAATATGTTTTGGCAGTAAATCTTAAAGTGTAAAATAAAACTCTTCTAGACGAAAAATCTCCTTCATAATCATCTTGCATTGTAACACTTTCCAAGACGATTGGAACATCTCTTTTTTCTCTAATTTGATCAACTAATTCAATAGTTAAATTATATGATGGTTGAAAATATGGTAAAATTTGTTCTACAATTTGAAGAGCATCATCATTTAACTTTGTGTAGATACTTAATTCAAATTGCATATTGTACGGAACTGGCATGAACGTTTTTTTAGTTTCCGTTCCATTATCTTTATCTTTAGCTACGAAAGTCTGTGTAGTACTAACTTTTCTACTAGGGTCATATGTCAATCCAGTAAATTCAAATGACATCCTCGGCAAAGTAATTGCCATTGGTTTATTGAGATCTGGAGATTGTTCAATTCTTGCCAGAAATTTTTGTGTGGGACCATAGGCCAATGGAATTCTAATAACAGATTCCTCTTGTTGAATCTCAATAGAATTAAAAAGAGTTCCAAATCCAATGATGGTTCTTCTCAGAATTTCGTTGTAAAAATATTCAAACATGATTAAACCTTAAGTTTATTAGTCCCAATAATAATATTATTTAGGGAATACCAAATGGGTTCTGTTCGCTAAAGTCAAGAATAGAATCTGCAGCAGTTTCTATATCAAAGTTATCTGCATAAGGATCGTTATTGACAGTTTTATCAATAACTCTTAATGTGCGTGTAGCACCAGAAGTTGCTCCCGTTAACGTTTCTCCTCTAGTAAACGAACCAGAAACATTTGCAACCTCTAAAACATTAGTACTTGTGTTCCAAGATCTAACCCTTGCAGTTGTTCCACTGGAGGATCCTGTTATTGTTTCGTTAAATACAAAATTTCCAGTATTTGTTCCACTAGTTGGTGCTGCGATAGAAATTGTTGGTGCTATAGAGTATCCAACACCTGTATTTGTCAGATAAATGTTGGTAATAGTTCCTCCTGCACTGACAACAGCAGTTGCTGCTGCTCCAACAGTTGTTATACCAGCCTTAAATACTTCGTTAGTAAACGTAATTACTGGATTAGTTATATAACCACCACCAGGGTTTGTAATCGTTACTATTCCTACAATGTCGTCTCCAATAACTGTAGTTGCTGCAGCACCAGATCCAGTTCCGTCAGTGGTACTGAATGTAACTGTAGGTGCAACCGTATAACCAGATCCTGGATTTGAAACATTAACTGCTTGTACGGATTGCAATCTGGGATTGGCATTTAAATTGCAAACATTGATTCCTCCAATCATCGTTGCAATACCAACAGCAGTTACTCCTCCAGATGGAGCAGCACCAATATTAACTGTTGGGACCATACCATAACCACCGCCTCTATTGGTCACTGTAAACGACCTCACACCTCCGTTAACGAGACCTGTGACTGCAGTAGCATTAACTGCCGTTCCAACCATTGTGAGGGTCTGTGTGATGCCTTGTATGGTGCTGATACCATCATCAGTCAGTCCATCAGATTCGTCTCCAAGGAGTTCATTATCGATATCGCTAATTCCAGTATCGATGACCTCATCCTGATAACGGAAGAGTTCGCAATACAACTCATAAACATAAAGATTTTGAAGTTGATAATATGGTTTTGCATATTCGATGTCTTTAATTTCATAAAGACGATCATCAAGTGGAAACCAAATTAGATCTCCGCCCTTAGGTCTAGTTGACAGTTTGATATTTGATTTTCCCTGAATTAAAGGAGTTATATAGTTTTCATATCTTTCTCTAGAGATAATGAGTCTCACCTCGTCTTTTGATTCAATACCAAATTTTGATAAAACATCTCCTGCTCCAGAATATGCATCATAATTATCCACATATGCCTCAATAGGTAGAGCATTATCAAATTTAGATTGAACAACTTCTCTTATGACAGTCTTTTCTGTCATGTACTTTCTTGGAATGTAATAGATGTCAACACCATACATTCTTAACTGTTCATTGATCAAATCCTGAACAAGATTTTGCTCAGATTTAGTTCCTTGAGTAAAATATGGATTTAACATTAGCCTATCATGTCAAAGGGTGGAAGTTCGTAAGTATTTGACATGACTTCTTTAATCTTATCTAATTCTTTTTCTGCATCATCATAAATTTGTCTTCCATTCAGTTCAACTCCACCAGGAAGTTTTACTCCTTGAAATTTAATTAAGTTCTGTCCCCACTGTCTCTTAATAAGAGCAGTCAAATATCTTTTAACAAAAGAATCATTGTATACTCTTGTATAATCATTGGGATCTAAAAGTCTGTAACAATCAATAACAATATAATCGTCAACTGTAACGCTTCCCCAGTCAATATCAAGGTACAATCTATCTTGTCTTTGATTAAATCTAATTTGTTTTTGTGTAGTCAATGCAAAATCGATATCCTCAAGATATCTTTTTGTCATTGCATAAGTTAATATTTCTGTCGATCCAAAATAGTAAATATCATTCAAAAATAGTTGATATTTAACACTAAACATGTTATTTGTTGTAGTGTTTGATCCATCGAAGTGGAAAATTTTTGAAATTCCTATAACATGTGGTGGAATTTGTAAATAATTACTGTTTTCTTCGTAAGAGAAAGTGGTTGCAGTTCCTACAATGGTAGCATTTGCAGTAGTGGTTACGATACCGATGGGATTACTACCACCTCTTCCCTTTCCTCTATCAATATCTTCTTGAGTAACCTTATACTTTAGGAATGTCTGAGTTACTCCGTCAAAATGTCTTTCATGAAAATACTGAAATGCATCATCAACCAAGTCATCAATTTGCTCATCGGCAACGTTAATCTCCAACACAGGAGCACCAAGTTGCCTCTTGCAATAATTGATTAAATCTGTCCTACTTGCTGGTTGAGCCATTTATCCACTAATTTCCTAACTGTATTTAGGGTGCTGATGAAACGGGAGGAACTACCATAATATTTCCATTTACTAAAGTATATGTGGTTGATCCACTACTTACTAATACATCATAAACGTATCTACCTTCC